AGAATAGATTGTTCTATGTTGGTGCAACAAGGACCAAGGAACATTTACATATTATAGAGCCCAAAAAAGAATACAAAGGATATAAATTATGAGTCATCCTGAATTTATTAATGTCAACAACTTTGGATTTTTACGGACAAGGCTTCCGACTGATTTATTTATAGAATTAAAGGAAGAATGTCAAAATTATAAGAAATTAAAAGAAATGGAATCTGGGCTTAGTGGTAAAGGAACTCCTAAGCATTTTTATATTAAAAAATGTTTTCCTAAATTAAAAAAATATGTTCAAGACTGTGCAGTGAAATATGACAAAAAATTTAAGTACATAGAAAACTTAAAGTTTTTAAATAAAAATGTTCCTCTTCTTGTTGCCCCTCCCTGGGTAAACGTTCAAAAACGTTATGACTTTTTGCCGATGCATACTCATGACGGTATATTAAGTTATAATATTTGGATTCAAATTCCATATGATAGTAAAAAAGAATTAGCAAGTGGTAATCATGCAGCCAGACTCGATTTTATTTATCCTATGGTAAATGGAACATTAAATTTTCATACATTTAATTTATCTAAAGAAGACGAAGGAAGTTTAATTATGTTTCCTTCTTTATTTGTTCATGCCCTGTATCCTTTTTATACTAGCAAAAATGTTCGATTGTCGATTGCCGGCAATATAGGATTAGAGGTTAAATAATGAGTCATCCATATGCTGAAAGTAGAAAACGAGCAAGAAAAAAATGGAGAAAAAGTGAAAAAGGTAGAGCATGGGATCTAGCATATAGTCGTAGGCCACATGTTAAAAAAAGAAAACATGAAGAATATATTAATCGATTAATAAGGAATGCAATATGAGTGTTTGGGATAAACAACACGGAGGATCACATTATCAAAAATTTAAAATTCAACCAAGTAAATTTGTTGTAGAAAATGAATTGCTTTTTCCGGAAGGATGCGCTATAAAATATATTTGTCGTCACAGATTGAAAGGAAAAAGAGAGGATATATTGAAAGCCATACATTTTTTAGAAATGATTCTTGAAAGAGATTATAGAGAAATAGAAAAGCCAAAAGAAAATTTACCAAAAGAAAAAAAGAATTCATGGGGAATAGTATGATTCCTATATTTTCTACAGGAATTTCTATGTATAAATTAGATAACATTAACAATGCTGAATTAAAAGATTATGTTCTTAAGAATCCTAATGTAAACAAGCCTAAAAAAAATATTAAAGACATTTTAAACAATGTTTTATTTACAAAATTAAACAAATTTATTAAACAAAAAATGAATGATCATTATCATGAAATATATAATGATCGTTATAACATAGAACTATCGGAAGCGTGGTCTAATTATGGTAATGATGATAGCATTACCATACCTCACATCCACGCGGCTACTTTTCTTTCTGCAGTTTATTATCCACAAGCTGAAGATGGAGAGATATTATTTTTAAATCCTATGACAGGTTTGTTATCTAAACAACGTAGAAATATGATAGATCAACATAATCCTTATACCAGTGAGTATTATTCTGTGGCCGCGAGAACAGGTGATCTTATTATATTTAGTTCTATGCTAATGCATTTTATAAGATGTCCTCAACAATCTAATAGAATATCTATTGCATACAATGGAATAATTAAATGATACAGGTTCCCTTATTTAAACCACAAACCGAATGGTTGCCTCCAGAAACTTTTCCTGATTTATCTAAGCATACTGAAATTGCAATAGACTTAGAAACAAAAGATCCTGATTTAATTAAGATGGGATCGGGTTCTATTGCAGGTAGAGGGGACGTTACAGGTATTGCTGTCGCTGTTAAAGATTGGTCAGGTTATTATCCAATTGCTCATGAAGGTGGTGGTAATATGGATCGTAATAAAGTTTTAAAATGGTTTCAATCAGTGTTGAACACAGATTCTATCAAAATATTTCATAATGCAATGTACGATGTATGTTGGATTAGAGCTCTTGGTCTTAAAATTAATGGTAAAATAGTTGATACTATGATTGCAGCCGCAATTGTAGATGAAAATCAAATGCGTTATGATTTAAACAGTTGTAGTAGAAGATACATAGGTAAAGGCAAAGACGAATCAGCTCTATATGATGCAGCGAAATCATGGGGAGTAGACCCTAAGGCAGAAATGTATAAACTACCTGCTATGTATGTTGGAGCATACGCAGAAAAAGATGCTGAGCTTACTTATGAACTTTGGCAAGAACTAAAGAAAGAAATTTTACACCAAGATATACAATCTATTTTTGAATTAGAGACAGAACTTTTTCCTTGCCTAATCGATATGCGTTTCTTAGGAGTCCGAGTAGATGTTGAAGCAGCTCATCAATTAAAAGAACAATTACTAACAGAAGAAAAAGAATGCTTAGTAGAAGTAAAAAAACAAACTGGAGTATCCACCCAAATATGGGCAGCGAGGTCGATAGCGCAAGTTTTTGAAAAACTTCGCCTACCTTTTGACCGAACCGAAAAAACAAATTCTCCATCATTTACAAAAAACTTTCTTCAAAATCACCCCCACCCACTGGTGAAAAGAATCGCCCGCGCTCGTGAAATAAACAAGGCGCATACCACATTTATTGATACCATATTAAAGCATAATCACAAAGGAAGAATACATGCAGAAATCAACCAACTTAGATCCGATAATGGCGGAACAGTGACGGGAAGATTTAGTTATTCAAACCCAAATTTACAGCAAATACCAGCACGGAACAAGGAACTTGGACCACGGATTAGGTCATTATTTATACCTGAGGAGGGCCATACATGGGGTGTATTTGACTATTCTCAACAAGAGCCTAGGTTGGTAGTGCATTATGCAGCTTTACAGAATCTCTATGGCGTGGACGAGGTATTGGAGGCCTATAAATTAGGTGATGCCGATTTCCATACTATCGTGGCAGACATGGCGGAGATACCTAGATCGCAGGCCAAGACTATAAACCTTGGTCTGTTCTATGGTATGGGTAAAAATAAATTACAAGCTGAACTTGGAGTATCAAAAGAAAAATCAGATGAACTATTTAGACAGTACCACAACAAAGTTCCATTCGTAAAACAAATGATGGATGCTGTAATGAGAAGAGCACAAGACTCAGGTAAAATTAGAACTTTACTTGGAAGATTATGTCGTTTCCATTTATGGGAACCAAATCAATTTGGAATTCATAAGGCATTGCCACATGATGCAGCGCTCAGGGAACACGGACCAGGGATTAAACGTGCTTACACATACAAAGCATTAAATAGATTGATACAAGGATCAGCGGCGGACATGACAAAGAAAGCAATGATAGAGTTACACAAAGAAGGAATTATTCCACATATACAAGTTCATGATGAATTAGATATATCGGTTAGTGATAATGCAGGTAAGATAAAAGAAATAATGGAGGACGCAGTTTCTCTTGAAGTTCCTAATAAAGTAGACTATGAATCCGGACCCAATTGGGGTAATGTTAAAGAGGAGGAAATATGAAACAAATGTTGAAACAATTAAAAGTAAAATGGGATGTATGGTCTTTATACTATAGAGAATACATTATTGGTTTTGTTGTTGGTTTTGTTATTGGCGCTATAATTTTGTAATGCGCTATGGCTTATCTCAATGTAAATATTCCTGTGACGTATGCACAGATCAGGAGAGAGTATCTCTATGATCTTAAAAAACATCATGGCGAAGTTGAAGACTGTATTATATTTGGTGTGGCGTCTATTACGGGACGTCCTATCCTCTTTCATTGTATTATGGAAAATGGTGCTGTGTTCTATCGTCTCCCTATTTCGGCCTTCATTCAAAGAGGTTTTGATGTCAAAGAAGTACCTAGGATGCGACTTGATGAGCTGGAGTTATGGAATTGTTTTAGTTATTATCCTGCTGTCACTACTTATGATCTCTTAGAAGGAACTTCAGGAAAATATTGGGGTAAAGATAAAAAATGGCATTACGGATCCTACTTATTTACAGTTGACTGGGCGCACCCAGATGCTAATATACTAAATTCTGATCATTCAGAGATACCGCACGAACATAAATGCGCACACATACTTGCGTTAAAAAACGGCAATTATGCGGCACAGCCAAACAATAGATTAATATGGAGTATTTCATCTTTTACTATGAAAGATGAAGTGCCTGATTGGAAAGTGCAAACAAGTGAATGGAATGTTGAAGATGATCAAAAATGGAAAACAGAAGATTCAGATAGATTCTTCTATGACATGGAGAAAAAAAATGATTAAAAAATTATGGAATAAATTTGTTAATTGGCTCTTTAAAACATATGATTGAAAAATTAATGACAATGTTAGTAGGAATTTTACTAGCTCTAGCTGGCTGGAGTCTATCTCGTACATTTGAACTATCTACTATTCAAGCTGTACATG